TCTATGAGAGGGATATTGTCTCGGTATGCGGGACGCACGAAGATAATGAATCCAAAGACGAACGCTGCGAACCTTTTGGGTATGAAGGTGCTTATAGGGATTATGATATATGGATACATTTTTTTTTCACTCACGCTTGACAAACTGTGTTTTATAGTGTATAATCTATTAACCGCCTCGGGGGAATATACACAGGTTAATTCTTGACCATTCCGGAAACATCGGAATCAAATAACTCACTTGAAGATTTAGATGTCTTCTTCATCTCATCTAAAAAATCATCCAATGACATTTCTCCTTCTGACAAGTCATCAAAATCATCCTCTAAAGACTTACTGTAATTCTCTTCGAGATAATTGGCCATCTCTTTTAAAGCAGTTGTGTATTGGTCGACCATTTCCTTTGCGGGTATAGCAAGAGACATAATCTTATCAGTAAAGATGAGAATACAATTCATTGGAGTGTCTTGGTAAACCATATATGTTTTAAAAGTAAAAAACTTTTCACCACTTTTTAAAGTATTCTGCATCAAACTCATCGCATTGTTAACTACAATCGATTCAGGAGTCTCATCCAATACCTCACAGATAAGTTCTTCACCTGTCACTAATTTCAAATGTCTAACCGAAGAACTCATCTTCATCATCCTTAAATATAATTGGTTTTAGGTCAATAGGGTAAATCTTATATTTGAACCCTTCTTTAGTATATATCTTAATCCTTTCAGCGCTATGTTTCAAAGTAAAATTCTTATGAGACTTGACATGCAAATCATCAGCGATATCAATAAGCTTAGTAGTCCTACCATCGTCAGACTGGCGAAGACCCCTGCCAATTGATTGGAGTACCTTAACTTGGGATTTGGATGGAGTCGCGAATATAATATTATGCAAGTTGCGGATGTTGATGCCAGTGCTGAAAGTGCCAAGAGAAGCAACAATAATAGCGTCATTTTCTTTTTCTACAATACCTCGTATTTGTTCTCGATCAGTCGCATCAACTTCACCAGACACATAAAACACCTTTCTTCCTTCGGGTGCTAGCGACTTAATCATTTCATGCAATACTTTACCATGTTTCTCCACAAACTGAAACATCACCAAGGTATTACCTTTTTGGTCTAGTGCAATCTTACTTATAAACTTATTACGTGGTTCATATGTGACAATGTAATCAAGTTCGTCCTGATACTTCTTATCCCTCATCATGTTACAAATATCGCTGTGATATCGCAACAAGAGAATGGAGATATCCAGTTCTGCAAGTTGTTTGTTCTTTTGCAATTCCACGGTGCGTGTCACCGTAAATGTGGGCCCGAATAAACCTTCTAAAACAAGTTTATTTGTTTCAGTTCCGTCTAGAGTACCCGTTAGACCAAATCTGTATTGTGCTTCAGTACACTTATCCATCATAGTGGACAACGACTTTGCTTTGAAGAGATGTACTTCGTCACCGAAGACAGTGTTGAATTGTTCGAACCAATCTTTACCGAACTTGTAGATTGATTGCCATGTAGAAATAATAATGCGTTTATCTGTAACTTTTTCTTTACCGGAGTATATCTTATGACAAAACTCTTCGACATCGTAACCGTAGTCGCCAAAGTCTTTGTACATTTGTTCTACTAGGGAAGTGGTTGGTACGATTACCAGTATTTTACCTTCGGTGACCTCATAACAGTACCGAAGCAAGTTATATATGATAAATGATTTGCCGCTACCAGTAGGACTAAGTAGTATACAACGTCGATGCTCAACTCCATGAGAAATAGCTTTGTACTGATAATCTCTAGGTTTGAAGGGAGCATCAAGAACAGATAGAAAGTCGACCAAAGCAGGATGATCGATGTCGTCTCTAAATGACGGTATTCCATAGATTTCATGTTCAAGTATCTCGAGCTGATAAAAACGGTCTGCACAAAAACGGCGCAAGTGGGTATAGAGACCCACGTTCATTTGTTTGGACACCATATTGTAAAGTTTTACTTTACCGTCCCAGTGCCTAGACTTGTACGCTGGCATAAACTTGTAGCCAGGCACGAAGAAAGAGAAGTACTCCCTCAATTCATTTTCTTGAGCTGGATGCGCCTCCACCATAAAATGGGAGTGGTCTTTCATCCGTATACGAATCTTATTATCCACCGGCTTCGAACTTTCTCCAATCAATCATGTTCTTGATGGTCTGGTGTCTCCACTTCAAAGTGTCAACAATTTGCACCAAGGTATCTATCAGAGTCTTATGGTATAAAACCTTTTCCTCAGACTTCTGAATCTCTGGGTCACTATCGTAGTAGTAATCCATCTCACCTTTCAATATTCGTAGTCCACCAAATGGGTCTAAGTCCCAACCCTTCTCACGAAGAGTCTGTTCGTCCATCTTCCCATTATAGTACAACCACTTATCTTTCAATAATGTTTTCTGGTTGTTCTCAGCACGTTTCAATTGCAATTTTGCAAGAGCAAGATACTGTAAGTACTTTGCATGTAACTTAGGTGTCTGTCGAGACACCTCATCTAACTGGTGTTGCGGTATGTTACTATCTTCGTCCCATTCGGATAGGACGCTTTCCAAATCAATCATATAAAAACCTTATTCATGTAAGGTATATATTATAACACTAAGTCGTTATAAAATCAATACAATCTTGCCAATAATGTTCATTGGTGCCTAACACGTAACTCAAAGTCATTCTATAACAATTTGTTCTCGCTGCATGATACACGACATCTCCTGAACCATATACACCAAAATGACCGGCCTTGAGACTCCACCCCTTTTCGTCTGGGATAGTTACAAGTTCTTGTGTGACTGGGTCAATATACTTGAACCACCCATCACCCTTTTCCGACCAAGTGAATATTAAGTTGTGGGCTGAAGCATTGGCATTGTTATGCCATCCGATGAATCCTTGGGGCGGGTATAGTGTGGATAACACACTCAACTCCAAACCAAGTTCAGTTGTCATCTTCAAGTCTAGATATTCCCAGTTTCTTCTATACTCTTCGGGATGTGTTCCTGTGTAAAATTCTGGTTTTATTGGGTAACAAAAAGAATTCTCCGCGGCCCCATGATGTTTCTCGCCCATCTCAACGATGCGATTCATCTCTTCCTCACCAGTATAGTGGTCAGCCATGCCGCGTTGTTCTTCTTTTAACGGAAGGTTTGTTTCTTCCGGAAGATACAACTCACGGTAAGTGTACCTAAAATCCTCCAGAATGTTGAGAAGTTCTGTGTTCCTAATAGGAAACTTTTCTAGACTCATGACAATACAAATTCAGTGAATCTGAAAGTAGTGTCGAAGTTAATGTATGTAACGTCACCCGTTGTAGATGTGAGTTCTATTGCGCCTAACTGAGTAGGTATGCAATTCTTATACGTAATCTGTGCACAGAAATTATTGTGACTTGTCAAAACAATCACGGTGATGTCGTGGTGAATACCATCGACTTTATTGTAGACAGAGTCTTCCAACCACTTCTGAACTTCTTTATATGCAGTTAGGTCTTCATCCAGAATTAAGTTAAGGGAAAGTTCGCCATAACTAATGGTATCGCCGGGCATAGGAAGACCTTGTACTCTGGGTACAGGTATCTCGACCGCCGAGACAGACGCGCCGGGGTGTTGAACCGATTGTGCGAAAAATTCTAAGTTACCATAGTTCTCTCGTTCTACGATTACACGGAACCCTGTAGGTTGCAAGAAGTTTTTATTTTCTGTAAGTGCCATAATATGTCCTCTTTATGCATCTTATTTATACAGGTTAATAAGTGCCTTCCTTGGCGATCTTACTCTATTCCTCTTCTGGTGAAGTTGCATCTGTGCCAGTCTTGTCTGCAACATCTTTAATCAAATTAGATGTTACATCCAACACACCTGCGGTCACACCAAAGACATCGGAACCGACACCTTTAATAACACCACCAGTACCGTCAATGGTTGCATCGACAGTTGAGCAAGCAGATAAAACTAATGCGAATGCAATTGCAATAAAACGCATAGTATTCTCCTGTTTTCTAGATTACTGGATGACCAGATTCCGAAAGCTTACCCATATAGGGCATCCCCCCACTGTTACTTTGTTCAGTTCTTGAACACAGTTATTTATGCCCATAAAAAAAGGGAGTCCGAAGACTCCCTAAAACGACTAGTTAACTAGTTCTTTTTATTATGAGTTTGTAACCATTAGGTTGTCAACTCGCATGATGCGGTAGTAAGTGTTCTTACCAGCAGAACTCTGTACACCTGCTCCACCGTTAGCATCTGTAACGAATGGGTTTGCAGCCATGCCGTAACGAGTCTTGAAACCAATCTTAGGTTGGAAATCATTCTCGCCAACTGCCTTAACCATTTGTAATGGAACATATGGGCAGTAGAATACACCAGCGTCATAAGCGTTAGAACCCTTATAACCAACAGTGATGTAGTCGATAGTTGCGTATGGGTCGATGTATACTTTCATCTTACCGTTTAGAGTACCAGCAAAAGTGTTACCAGTGTCGTCTACCTGTAGACCAGCGCCTACTTGATAGTCCAACTGACCAGAAGCAGCAAGTGCAGTAGCAACGTCTGATGAACAGATTACGATGTTACCCTTACCACGACGAGTTGACTTAGCAATCTCGTTCGCTTCACGATCTAATTGAATTACTAGACCCTTGAACTTCTCAGCTGACCAACGACCGTCTGCGTCAGCAGTTAGGTCGAATACGCCTTTAGCAGAGATTGATGCTTGTTGTGCACCTAGAACTGCCTGAGTGTTTACTGTACGAACTACTTCACGGTTGATTTCCGCTAGGATTTCAGTTGAAAGAATGTTCGCTAGTTCTGTTTCTGCGTCAAGACCGTGGATTGCTTTCAAGTCTTGTGCAAGTTCTAGAGAGTACTCTGCCTTCAATGCACGTGACTTAGCAACAACAGATTGCTTCTCGATTGAGAAACCCATTTCGTTGAAAGATGTGTCAGTACCAAGACCTTCTGCAACAGAAGTGTTCATTGGTCGACCAGCAGCATCTAGTTCACGAGTTGATGCAGGGTCTACGTCAGCTGGATCGAATCCAGACATACCTGATGAATCACTAGTCTGTGATGAACCAGCAGAACCAGAGAATGCTGAGTTTGGCTCTTCTAGACCTAGAGCTTCGTCACCAATCTGTGAATCGTAGCGCGACTTCATAGCAAAGATAAGACCAGTAGGGCCAGACATTGGTTGTACGCCACATACGTCATATGCCATTAGGTTAGGCATTGCACGACGTACTAGAGAGATTAAAACTGGATCCCAGTTTGCCATTGGTGCAGCACCACCGTGCTGTACGTTAGTTGGAGCTTCAGATAGGAAACCAGCAGATGCTTGACGTTCTTCAATCATAGCACGTTCTTGGTTTTCTAGGATAGCAGCAGTTACTGCTTTACGGTGATGATCTTGGATCTTACCAGCAGATTCTTCGTTTAGTACTGGTGACCACTTCTCGATCAATTGATCGTATGAATTGTTCATTTTTAGATTCCTTATTTCTTAGAGGTTTTACGTAGAGCAGAGATGTAACCTTCCATCATAGAAGATACTTCAACTTCTTCTTCAGCGTCTTCAGCGACTACTGATTCTTCGATTTGCTCAGGGATTTCTTTTGAGAAGTATGACTCTTTAACAGTGGTTACTTTTGCAGTGAATGTTTCTTCACTATCAAACTCAACTGTTTCAAGAAGGTCTTTTAACTTCTCCGCTTGGGTGTCTGCTAGGTCACGAGAAGCTTCAGCAATGATTGACTCACGCTTGTAAGATTCTAGTTCTTCAGCAAGTGAAATTGCGTCACCAGTAGTAGAGTTTAGTTTCTCTTCTAGTTCTTCTACCTGTGATGCTAGTTCGTCAACTAGGTCTACCTTAGACTCTGGTACGTCAATGTAAGACTCTGTAAATAGGTCTTTCATCTTGTCCATGAACCCTTCAGCAATTTCGGTACGTAGACCGGATTGAATTGCTAACTTGTTCTCTTCCATCCAAGATTCAACTACATAGTTAAGATAAGAATCGACTTTACCGACTAGGTCAGTTTTAATCGAATCGACTTCTTCAGCAAGTTCTTCAGCATATTGCTCTTCAAGACGTGTAACTTCTTCGGACAACTTAGTTTTAACAGCTGCTTCGAAAATTACTGATGTCTTTTCCTTGAACTCTTCAGATAGAGTTGCTTCACCTTCAACGATTGCTGCAAGTTCAGACTGAGTGTCAGTCTCTTCTGCAATAACGTCTTCTAGGTCAGTACCTTCCATCATCTTAGAATAGGCAGCCTGTAGGTCGCCCTTTTTCATTTTATTTAAGGACTGGTACATCGCATTGATCATACCTGCCTTAGTTTTTGGTAATGAAGCCTTAGAAGTTGCGTCCGCTGCCTTGTCTACTGATGCGATTGACTCTGGCTCTGATACTGGTTGAGCGTCAGTCTTCGCACCCTTAGTTGCAGGAGCTTGTGCTTCTTCGAGAGTTTCCTCCACGATTTCGTTAGTTTCAACATCTGTATCGCGGATTTCAACTTCGACTTCTTGATTAAGATCAGTCATAGATGACTCCTTATAGTTTAGATTTGATTAACGAGAGGAAATTCTTAAACTCACGAATTTGCACTTCTGGACGATGTGCAATCGGTGCTTGCTTGATTTCAGTCTCTATCTCTTCAATGACTTGAGGTTGTAGAATTCCATTATTCCAGACCCAGTCGACACCTTCCATAATCCCATTTACGAAAGCTTCAGGTGCACTTGGATCTTGTACGATATCCACCGTATTAAGAATAAAGTCTTCTTTGACGTACATTACGCCATTTCTCTGCTCAAGACTTCCCATACCACGAGTTGACACTCCTAATTGAACACCACCCTCTAAGAGACCTTTTACGATCTTTCCCATAGGGGTATCTAATATTTGTGCCTTTCCGACCACATCATTACCTTCTAATTTAAGGTCAGTGATGAGGTGCGAAACCTTATCCAAGTTAACAGTTGGGCCTTCAGGGTGATTCAACTCACCGACGGCACGTTTCTTACTAACTTGGTCTTCAACGTACTTATCTACCGCAGACTCCATAATTGCCTTTGGGTAGATACGTCCGTTTCTATTCTTTTTGTCTGCTTGCGCAAATACACCTTCAATAACGTAACTCTTCTCACCATTATCTTTAGCTTCTACGATGCATTGTACATCGTTTTCTACGTATTCGCTAATCAGTTTCATTTTATTTACCTAAGTCTTTGAGGACTTGTTTCGCGGTTGATTCCGCTTCTTTTTGCGACTTGAATGTGTCAACAGAATCTCCATCGATAGTCAGATGAAATCCCTTCGCAGTTTTTGTGATAACAACAGGATACTTGGACATCTTTTTATTAAAGACGACCTTATCTTTCGCTTCCCGTAAAATTTTAAATGTTTTCACAATTAGTCCCCGTTTAGGAGTATTTATACAAAAAAATATTTATAGTTATTATTTATTCGATTTCAGTCGAAATTTCTTCTTCTTCGACCGCATTGGCCAATATAGCATCTACTTCTTCGTCTTCAATTCCCATCTCGACTGGGTCTACACCATTGAATATTTGGTCTGCAACAGCGACCTTCTCAGCGTCCAATGATTGTTGAACTTTATCACCTAGGATATCATTAAATAGTTCTTCGGCATTACTGAAGTTGCCACCCTGCAATGCATTGACAAAATCCAATGTGGTGTTTGTTTCTACTGTTTGTTCTACTTCACTCATTATTAAAAGTCCTCTTCTGTATCATCACTATTGGCATTTTCGGATTCGACCTGTTTTGCCATATCTTCGATGTCTTCATCATTAAACATCATTACATTTTTCATTACCCACTCACGTGAGAAGTATTCACCGACATAACTAGAGATTTGATCCATAGTCTGTAGACGTTCACGCAGTAGTTCCGCGTCCTTCATCTCAGTAAAATGATTGTCCCTAGAGAAGTCGACCTGAATTTGGTTCTTCCAAGATTCCCAGTCCTGTTCAGTACATATTCCCTTTAACAACAACTGCTTCTTTAGAACACCGATGAACAAATGGGCAAACTTCTTACGCAGCCGGTCAATGAACTTTTGGAACTTGACTTCGTCACGGTTTATCTCAGTGGTTCTTCCTAGAGAGAACTGAGACTCCTGTTCCAAACGGTTCAAAGGAACGTTCAGTGAACGGTACAACTTCTTTTGGAAATAAATAATATCGTCAATCTGACCTAGGTTTTCTCCGCCTGGTAATGTACTTATCTCTGTGCCACGACCACCTTCTCGACGTGGTAACCAGAAGTCTTCGAGCATCGACATGTGTTTACGGTCATCTTTGATTTCACCGTTGTTCGCATCGTAAACAATCTTGTTGCGGTATCGCGACATAACATCTTTTAGATGTTGTTCTGCCTTACCTTTAGGTAAGTTACCCACATCGATATAGAAGATACGACGTTCTGGCGCACGGGCCATCCGATAGATGACTAACGAGTCTTCCATCATGCGTAACTGATTTACGGGTTTCATTGCTTTCTGTAGGTACGAAAGTACACGTTTTTTACTAGTGTCCAGAAGACCTGAAGTGACATATGAAACAGAATCCGGAGTCAACCTAATACCATTGTTGGCACCAGCTCGTTCTTGATAGATGTAGAAGTCGTTAGTCTTGTCTACGACCTTAGCCCCTGTCTTAGGATCTTTTTTATATTGCACCTCTTTTACTTTACGAATCTTGGTCGCATCAACAGGTCTTACCTCTTGAATACCAGCTTTCATATTAGATTCGTTTACTACTAGGTGATGATAAATTCTTCCGTCAACATACCATGAACGGAATATGTCGTGACCATACTCTTCGAAGTTCAACATGGCAACAACGCCATCAAACTCTTCGATTATAGTCTTTTTGATTTTATCTGTGGTATCAACCTTGTCTAGGTTGACACTGACGGAACTTTCCAGTTCGGACGAAACGATTGCTTCGTTGATGATATCTTCGATTGCAGCATCACACTCTGGGTGTTCCGCCATGTTTCGATACTTTTTTATTAACTCTTGGTTATCCTTCGCACCAGTGCCTTCCATATCGACATACTGACCGAAGTAAGAACCTGAGGCAGTAACGTAACCAGCGCCATCCTCATCCACTTTAGGGACGATAGAAGTTGCTTTCTCTTTTTCTTGATTTGTCTTCTGAACCTTTTTCAGTTCAAAACCAAATGCTTTAAATACGTTATTGTCTGCCATACTAACCTCTTATAATAAAAGGGGGTGGAGAACCACCCCCGTTCATATACTACTTATAATACCTTTAACTAGTGGTATCTGACTCCCAGTATTGAACTTGGAATTCAACTGTAAACTCTTCTACTTGGTCATTAGTTTCATAACTCAGATCGATTGCCGAAACATTAGTCGGGAAACAACCACGGAAGTTATAAGTCTTTAACACAGAACCATCCTTATCTAGTTGGTCTACGATTAAATCCGCTTGATAGGCTACGGGATTAGTAATACCGGAGTTTGCGCTGTGACTGTTCATACCGTTCATCCACTTTTCCATGGCGTTACGTGTATTGAAATCGGTATCATTCAATACAGTTACTGTCCAAGGTTCGAATGTACGGTCTCCGGCGATCTTCAACTGTCGACCACGGAATGGTACTTCGATTACGGCCATGATTGACGCTGGTAATTGAGCACCTTTGCACATGAATGATGTTAGTTCTACATCACCACCGGCATACGCTGGGAAGTTAACGGTTGCACGGAATAAATTAGGACGTGCACCACCACCTTTTAATTTTGCTTTAAAATCATCTACTCTTAGTGACATGATTATTCCCCTTATACTGTGCCGACGACTTCTTCAAACTCAACACCAGTTCGGACAGCTACGAAGTTTAGAGTTACGTAGTTGATTGAACGTGCTGGTTTGACGAAGCAAGTTGCGACGAATTCGTTGCGGTCAACAACTTCCGGAGTATTGTTTGTTTCATCACAAACAAGACGGAAGTCAGTGATACCACGACGACCCTGAATTTCACGTAAGAATGGTTCTACGATGTTGACAAACTCTGCACGAGTGAAGTCATCGTTGAATTCGAACATGACGTTTTGACCAGCTTCACTGATTGCTCGTTCAATGACTAGGAATAGTCGACGAACATTGATGCGGTCGAATGCAGACGGACGTGCTTGGTGAGTCTTGTCACCATACAACATAACACCTTGGCCAGGCATACTGACGATTGGGTTGATGCCGGACTTGTAGAGTTTATCACGTTCTGTCTTGCTTGGGTTAACCAACAACTCGGTGACACCTAGGTATTGACCACGACGTGAACCTGCTGGTGAGAACCACGGTGCAGATACTGCGTCTGTTGCTGCCATAACACCTGCTGTTGAAGATGCAGCGGGAATGAACTCGTACTTATCGTTGTACTTGTCGTAAACTTTAAACCAGTTTCCGTCAACGATAAGGTAAGATGAATCTTGGCTAAGTGTATCGTTAACATAGGAAACCATGCTATCGACATCACCTGAAGTTGGAGAAACTACTGCAACACAGTCTTTTCGAGAAGTCGCAACTTCAACAAGTTTCTGGTGAATATTTCCCGCTGAACCTTGGCCACCAGCTGGTGGAATTAGGAAATCGATTTGGATTGCTTCTTTGTTTAAGAATGCATCGTATGCGGTTACGTAGTCAGCTTCGGTCTGAAGTGGAGTACCGTCAGAACCACCTGTCAATGTATCTGTTGATACTGTTGGAACTCCAGAAGCGGAGACCCAAGAAGATTCTTTATTAATAACGTCTGCAACGAAATTGTTAGAACCATTCGGGAGTTTAGCATTAGGGTCGGTAGAAACAAATTCGTATGTTTCGACAACATTACCCAATTCGGATGATGAGACATATCCTAGGGAGACAACAACATGAAGTTCGTCACCTACTGGAGCTGCCGTGAAGAATCCTTCGAAATCCCAAGTGGCAAAGTTTGTTGAATCTGCTACAGATACAGTTATTGTGTTACCAAGTTCACCGAAGTATTTTGCTTCGAAGACACCAGCTGATGCTTTCGCATGGCCTGGGAACGCAACAAGTCCGTCCGAATCTAGGATGTCTGGTCGAGATGCACGAACAATGAATGCACTTGAAGAGTATTTTAGAAAATACGAAGCAGATAAGAAGTCCCCTGCATACGCATCTCCTGATAGTGGAGAACCAAATGTTGATGCCAATTCAGATTCGTTACCGATTAGAATTGGTGTATTTACTGGCCCCCAATTAAAGTCGCCTACAATAGCACCAGTCGTAGAAGTGACCGCAGGTACGATACCTGTCAAGTCAATTTCTTTTATTGTGACTGCTGGCGACTCTGATGATTTAAGAGTCATGATAGTGTCCTTCTTTAGTTAAGGTATAATAAGTTAAACATAATACGGATATTTTCTTCAATGTATCTATTTATACTTTTTTAAAATTTACCATTCGTTGGGGTTATAGTCAGTCCAATCCATGCTATATGGGTCAGACATGTCAACTTTGGGGATATATTCTGTTCCATCATCAATTATTCCAAATGGAGGCAGGTCATCTTCAATTTCTTTCATGCGTTGGTCAAATAACATCTGCTTTATGTCAACATCGGTCATGTCACCGAACGACTGTGTCCCAACAAAGTATCCGAACATAACCAAGTTCATCATCAAGTCGTCATGGTTACCGTCAGATGCTTCGAAAGATGTTCCCTTGGAGATAAATGTTGATATCTCCATGATGGTGTTCTCATCGACAATCTCTATTTTATGATTCTCGATGATGTCCTTGATGGAGGAACACCCCATCCTCTTCACCTTTCTGTCCATACGGATACCGATAGCATTCGACTTAATGGCAGACTCTAGGTGGATATTCTCATATTCTAAATCTTGATATAGACCGACACATACTACCATACCTTGGTCATTGTTCTCGACGACCACATAGGCCTCATTGTATGCATTGGCATATTTATAGATTATGTTAGGGTATAATATGGGGGATATCTTGTTGTTGCGATATACGCATACCTGTTTGAACGGTTGTACCGAAACGTCAATGACATTAAATGTCGAATAATCTTGTCCACGCCCTTGACAAACATCAACAGTCATGATATACTGATGGTCTTCAATAACATCTTCATACACTAGTAGGTCACCACCTTCTAGTCTACGTTTGGGTTCTCTAGCACGTAAGTCAAGCAACACTTGACCCTCAATAAGAGTATTACCTGTACCAAAGAAAGTATTACCAAACTCTTGGTCAAACTGTAGTTGCGATGTGTTCGCAATAGTCTGTGCTTTCCACTTATCATCTCGGCCAGGCACATCCCACCAGTCAACACGAAATGGTTTGTATTCATTGACCTTCTGTACCGCACCTTCCCATAGTTTCTGATACGTGTTACCGATACCGTTCGCAGTACTTGTTATGATAACTTTTGTATCTTTACCAGATGAAATTACTGGGTAAGTAGATGTGTAGAACTCTGCGGCATTCTCTACGAACGCAAACTCATCTAGGAACAGAAGATTGACGGACATACCACGAATAGAAGACCCACTAGTAGCAGCAGCAATGATTCGAGAGTTGTTAGAGAACTCGATAGAACCTTTGTTCAGTGCCTTACACCCAGGCTGCAAGAAGAACGGAAGATTCTCTAACATGAGTGTTACGCGAGATAACATCTCACGTGCGGTGGCACCTTTGTTAGCAAGGATGGCAATAGTCTTTTCTGGGTGAAATAGGGTATACCATAAAAGGTATCCCACAGAAGAAATAGACTTACCAGACTGTCGACATGCCAATACAATAGAGAACCGATTGTCATTGAAGTGTTCGAACATCTTCTCTTGATAATCGTATAACTTGAATGGAACCAAACCTTTATCTAGGTGTACTACCTTTACGTACTTCTTACAGAAATACGATGGGTCTTTCATACATTTGCGATATTCACGAAGTTTCTTTTTGTCCCACTCTTCTGCAACACCATCCCGTTTGACTTGTGGGTTACCTAGATAAGAATTTTTAGTATAGGATGTCATCTTATAAAGACCTGTAGAGATTTTCTTTTAGGAGCATCGTGTCTTGTTGATGTGACAGC